AATGTGTGTAGGAGGAGGAAGACCATCAGCTCCACCGCCACCACCCCCTCCGCCACCTCCACCACCTCCACCTCCGCCTCCGAGCCCTCCAGCTCCGATAGCACAGGTGACTACAGGACCAGCTAGGACAACAAAAGATGTTCAGGCAAAGCAAACAGCTAAGGGTAAAACCAAAGTTGCTAGGAGAGCTACAGGTAAACGAAGATTCCGAGTTCCTTTAGGTGGTGGACCTACTGGACTTAACATTGGATAATAATATGATTACATACGCTATTGTTTTTGTTTCTGTTTCCGTTGCCGTTTCACTATTTAGTATGCTACTAGGTCAGTAAGCGATGTGTGATCCAGTAACTGTAGGAATGACTGTAGCTGCATCTTCTGGAACCGCTGCTGGACTAGCTGCGGGTGCAGCCGTTGGTGCAGCTTGGGGTGTGGGTGTTAATGCAGTTACTAATATAGCTACCGGTCAAGGAGCTTTTGATAATTGGGGACGAGCTGCTGCGTTTGGAGCTCTTAGTGGTGGAATTGGAACCTATGCAACACCATACGCTCAGATTGCAGCTTCAGGTGCGCCATCATTTATGGGGTCAGTAGCTCAGTTTGCTGCTGCTAGTGCAAGTCCTCTGTCAATCGGTTTAAGTGCTGCTGCTGGTAGTTTAATGAGCATACCTCAACAGGATTACTCTCAATATTATCAACAAACTGCTTTTGATCCTATAGCTTACAACACTCAACAATCAGTAGTTACAGGATCAGGTGGAAGACAAGCCAGTGCTCTATTGGCTGAAGAAATTAAACGTACGAAGAAACGCAGGGCAGCCCAAGCAGACGTAGGTGACATAGATCTTGCGACTTCACTTTCTAATACAGGATTACAAATAGCATAATATGGTAGAATCTATATCTAAAAAGTATTCAAGCTTAAGTCAACGTAGACAGTGGTTTCTTACTAGGGCTTGGGATGGAGCAGAGATTACTATACCCTTTATACTCCCTAGAAATTCTACTCTCGATCAGGATTTACCAACTCCGTTCCAAGGAATCGGAGCAAGAGGAGTAAACAACCTAGCTGCCAAACTCCTGTTAACTTTGTTTCCTCCTAATTCTCCTTTCTTTAAATTTCAGATAGATGATTTTACTTTAGAAGAACTACAAGCACAAAGGGCTCCGGTAGAAGAAGGCTTAAATGCTATGGAGAGAGCCGTCATGGATGAAGTAGAAGCAAAGGCCATGCGCGTTCCACTGAATGAATGTTTACGGCACTTGATTATCACTGGTAATGCTTTGATTCATGTTGACAAAAATAACAAGATTAGAGTCTTTCATCTGGATCAATATGTAGTAAGACGAGATCCTCAAGGTGATATGCTTGAGGTGATTGTTCAAGAGAAAATGAGCAGGGAGTTATACAAAGATATTTTTGGTAGTGCTCCTCCTAATGAAACAGGTCATGCTGCTGATTCTGTTGAACGAGATTTAGACCTTTATACTGTAGTCAAACGAAGCAATAACAAGATCAAAGTATTCCAGGAAGTGCATGGTAAAAAGATTCCTAATACGGATTCTGTTTATCCGCTTGATAAAAACCCTTGGCTCCCCTTGAGGTTTTCTTCTATTGATGGAGAAGACTATGGGAGAGGATTTGTAGAAGAATACTTAGGTGACTTAAGATCTCTGGAAGGATTAGCCAAGGCTATCTTGGAAGGCTCTGCTGCTGCTGCTAGAGCTGTGTTCTTGGTTAGACCTAATGGAACTACCAAGTTAAAAACGATTTCACAAGCTCCAAATCTAGCGGTTCGACAAGGTAGTGCGGATGATGTGACCGTACTTCAGATGCAGAAGTTTAATGATTTCAGGGTAGCTCAGGAAACTATCAATCAAATTGAACGAAGGCTGGCAGCAGCTTTCATGTTAAACCAAAGCGTTCAACGTGATGCAGAACGAGTTACAGCAGAAGAAATCAGGTTCTTAGCTAATGAACTTGAGACTTCTCTAGGTGGTATCTATAGTCTTCTCTCACATGAACTTCAGTTACCTTTGATTAAACGTATTATTTCTGTATTGGAAAGAGAAAAGAAATTACCAAAGCTTCCTGAGGGAGCTGTAGAACCTGTAATCATCACAGGGTTTGAAGCTTTAGGTAGAGGGAATGATGCTAACAAGCTTGCTACATTCTTACAGACAGCAGCTCAGATACTAGGACCTGAATCAGTGCTCACTTACACTAATGCCAGCGATGCTTTAAAACGCTTAGGTGTTGGTTTTGGAATAGATATGAAGGGATTAATAAAACCTGAGGAACAAGTGCAACAAGAACGTCAGGCTGCTCAACAACAACAAGCGATGGCACAGGCTGGTGTAGCTGCCACACCTAATGCTGTTAACCAAGCAGGCGAGATGATAAGGGAGCGACAAGCAAATGCCGAAAACCAATAAAAAATCTGAATCTAGTATTACTTCTAAGACACAATTAAAAGATGTCGATAATACAATGGTTATCATGGAACAGAAAGCTAATGTCCAAGCAGGAAAAGGTGGAGGTTTACCATCAACGTATACCAAGATCAAACTTCCAAATGGAACAATAAAAGAAACCTATGGAGAGCGTTATGGCAGACCAACTGATAATTGAAAATGACGCTCCTCAGAGTGTGGCACAACATGAAGCTGATATGGCATCTAAAGCTGTTATGGCTGAGAACACGATTGACAAAGGTGTTGTTCCTCTGGAGGGTGAGGAGGAAAGCCAAACATTTAGGCCAGAAAAATTTCAGTCAGATGAAGCTTGGAGAAAAAGCTACGATGAACTGGAAAGAAGGTTTCATGGACAAGCCGAAGAACCCCAAGTAGAAGACAGTGACTTAAGTATTCCGGAAATGCCTGACGCTCCATTTGATATGGAAGCTTTACAACAGGAATATATGGAAACAGGATCTTTAACTGATAAAAGCTACAAGACTCTAGAACAAGCTGGTATCAGTAGAGACTATGCTGATACTTATATTGCTGGTGTTAGAGCTTTAGGAGAACAAATAGGAAACCAAGTGAAGAATTCTGTTGGTGGTAATGACACCTATGCTAACATGGTAGAATGGGCTCAGGCTAATTATACGTCTGAACAAATTCAAGCTTATGATAACGCTGTTAATAGTGGTGACACTCAGTTAGCTATGATTACAGCCAAGGGTTTAAAGGCTGACTATCAGAACGCTACAGGTATATATGGGCAGGAGATTAGCGGTGATGTACCCTCCAGGATGAGTGAGGGACTTGAAGTTTTCAGAAGCAACGCTGAGATCACTGCTGCTATGAAAGATCCAAGATATGAAAGTGATCCAGCTTATAGACAAGATGTACTTGATAGGTTGGAACGCTCAGATGTTTTTAAATCAGGCCATATTTAAAGCCTGCTGGTAGTACGAGCTATAGAGTAATTAAGTGAGTAGATTAAAGACCTACTGCGGTGGATAATCTTTGAGTCGAAAAGTTAGTGAAGAAGTATAGCATTTTGTTAGATACTTTTTTTATTAATTTAAGATTGAAAGGAGACTTGCTATGGGTGTAACTGCAACTACCGCCCCTGTTCAAGTAATGTCTCGCTCTGGTCAAAAGAACAGCACTGGTGATTCCAGTGCGATGTTTCTTAAGGTCTACGCTGGTGAAGTGTTGACCGCTTTTGAACAAGCTAGTGTTACGATGGACAAGCACGTTATCCGTTCTATCAGCTCAGGTATATCAGTGCAATTTCCGTTAGTATGGAAAACTGCTTCAACTGAATATGCTTATATTAATAGTTCTGGTAGCACTTCTACCACAGCTAATGAGCTTGATGGTACGGCAATCAATAAGAATGAGAAAGTCATTTCTATTGATGGTCTGCTTTTAGCAGATCACTTTGTCAATAACCTTGACGAAGCTATGAATCACTATGATGTACGTTCTATTTATGCTAAGGAAGCTGGTATTATTCTTGGTACACAATGGGATAAGAACATATTACAACAAGGTTTATTAGGTGCTAGATCCTCTACTCTCGTTACGAGTGGTAATGGTGGTGCGGTACTTACTAACTCCTCTTATGGAACATCCGGATCTACTTTGGGTGGTGGCTTGTTTGATGCTGCTGAAGAATTAGATGAGAAGAATGTTCCTGAAAATGATCGCTATATGTATGTACGTCCTGCTCAGTATTACTTAATGGCAGAAACGACTGACCTAATCAACCGTGATTGGGGTGGACGTGGAGTATATGCAGAAGGTGAAGTTATGAAGGTTGCTGGTATTCACATTGTGAAAACTAATAATCTTCCTATTACTAACATTAGTTCTGCTCAAGTTACTACGCATGACGGCAATTTCTCTACAACGAAGGCTTTGGTTATGCACAAGTCTTCTGTAGCTACCGTTAAGCTTCTTAACTTGGCTGTAGAAACTGAATACGACATTCGACTCCAAGGTTGGTGGATCGTGGCTAAGTATGCTATGGGTCATGGTTTTATCCGTCCTGAAGCGTGTGTTGAATTTAAAACCTCTTAAGGAAAGGATATTATACTATGACTGATATTGCGAATATCCAATCCTTAGCGGTTCCTGCTAATACTGTTACCAATGTAACATTAGTTCAGCCTTATGCTGATAACACTACTATTGGAACATCATTTGAAACAATCTGTAACACCAATGCGGATCAGGTTTTGCCTGTTATTGCTGGTGCAGATATTGATGTAGTATCTTCATCTACCGATGATGATGGTTCTCCTGCTGGAACTGGAGCTAATACTATTAAAGTAACGTACTTAGACGATGACTTTAATCAGGCTACTGAAACCATCACTTTGAATGGTACGACTGAAGTTGAAATGACTGAGCAGAACATTTCCTTTATCCAGAAAGCTGAAATTGCAACTTCTGGTACTGGACTTGCTGCTGCTGGTGCTATCACTATCGCTGATGTAACTGGTGGTGGAGTACACGCTGTCATTGATGCAGGATCTAAAGAGTCAGGAAACTGTACTTGGAAAATTCCTGCTGGTCATACTGGTTATGTTCACGGTTTCTGGTATGATGTAGATGCTGTAGGTGCTGGTCAGGGTACGGCTGAGATTGCGCTTCAAG